TGGAATAATAAAGACAGCCCATGCTGATGGTGAGGGTGGCCTTATTATTCATTCAGAAACGGATATGACTGCGTTTGTAGAACATACAAAGCAGCAGTTTAATAACCGTAGTGAAAAGACGGGATGGGGCGATCAGCCACTAGATCCTAGAAACAAGATAGCAGAACTGCCGCCATTGGTAATTGAAGATTTAAACAAGCTAGGCATTATGCGTGGCTATTATATTGCTGACCCTAAAGCAATGGCTAAATGGTTAAATAACCCCGATAACAGGGTATTCCGCACACGGGGAGGCAATGTATGAGAGTTGCTATTTGTATCCCAGCAAGAGGGCAGATGGAGGTTACAACAGCCTTTGATCTTGCAATCATGTCAGCTTACATGACATCAAAGAAACAAATTGATTTAAGCGTATTTACCTCGCAAGGTACGCTGATATTTGACCAGCGCAATAGCCTGGTGCATACAGCAGTAGTGGAAAAGTGCGATTACATCTTGTTTATAGATGCAGATATGCGCTTTCCTAAGACAACTTTAGAGCGCCTTTTAGCACATAAAAAAGATATAATAGGCGTGAACGCTACTACCAGAATGATGCCGCCAAAGCCTACGGCTAGGAATATTCAGATCAACGAAGATGGCAGCGTAGATTGGTTAGAAGTGTTTTCCAACAAGGAAAAAGGAATTGGCAAGGTAGATGCTATTGGATGCGGTGTGATGTTGATTAAGACTTCATGCCTCAAGAATATCCCACAGCCGTACTTCTACTTTGAGCAGTTATTAAAGGGTAAGTTGTTAGGCGAAGATATTTACTTTTGCATAAAAGCGAAAGATGCAGGAATAGACACATGGGTAGACCATGACTTATCTATGGAGATAGGCCATGTCGGTTCATACACCTATGGGTGGGATGATATTAAGGACTAAATATGGCTTATACAAATTACACGGATTTGCAGGCATCAGTCGCTAGTTACTTAGGGCGAAGTGATTTGACCTCAGTAATTCCAGACTTTATTCGTTTTGCAGAAACACGCCTGGCAAGAGAGTTGCGTACTCGTTTAATGCTTAAGTCGGCTACAGCGCCTACAGTTGCGGCAGATGCACGAGTGGCCCTGCCTACCGACTTCTTAGAGATTCGTGACTTATTCGTACAGGGAAACCCTCGGATGCCAGTAACCTATCTGTCACCTAGCGCCTTCACAAGAGATGCTAGGGCAGATGAGTCTGGCTTACCAGTCTTTTATACCGTACTTGCCTCAGAGTTTCAGTTTGCTCCAAAGCCGGACACAGTTTATACGCTAGAGATTCTGTACTATGCAAAGCCAACCGTTTTGTCTAACGCAACGCCTTCTAATGTATTCCTAGCCAATTATCCTGATGCCCTGCTGTATGGCTCATTGATAGAAGCAGAGCCTTACCTTATTAACGATGCTAGGTCTAATACATGGGCAACCTTGTACGATAGAGCTATTAAAAACATTTCCGATGCAGACCAAGGTGGCGAGTATTCGGGTATTCCATTACAAATGAAACTTACCTCACGATAGGACATATCATGGCCGCTTTATCCAATTACCTAGAAAATGCCTTAATTAACGCTACGCTTAGAAACACGGCTTATTCATCGCCAGCAACCGTTTATGTTGGCTTATTTACTACTGATCCTACCGATGCTGGTACAGGCACAGAAGTTACTGGTGGCTCGTATACTCGCAAAGCGATTACCTTTGGCGCACCTAGCAATGGCGTATCGGTCAATAGTGCTGCAGTAGAGTTTGACCAGGCAACAGCAAGCTGGGGAACGGTAACTCATTTCGGCATCTTAGACGCTTCTACAAGCGGAAACCTGCTTTATCATGGGGCTTTAACAGCCAGCAAAGTAATAGACGATGGCGATGTATTTAAATTTGCATCTGCTGCTGTTTCTGTAACATTAGCGTAAGGCTAAACCATGTCCACTATTGTTACCAGATCAGGTAAGGGATCTCCTTTAACTCATGTAGAAGTAGATGCTAACTTTACTAATCTAAATACAGATAAGGTAGAAAAGGCTGCTGCTGATATTACTGGTGGAACAATTAGCGGAACAAGAGTAACTCCTCGCATCGGTTCAAACGGAGCAACGACAAGTGGAAATATCACTCCTACTGGGGATACTGCTGACCAATACAATATTAGTGGTCTTACTGGTACGTCAGCTATCCAAATCCCTAGTGGAACTCCTACGAATGCACAAAAGCTCTCAATCCGCATTAAAGATGACGGAACAGGAAGAACGCTAAGTTGGGTAACAACGGCTGGCGGTTATCGTGTTATTGGCACTACACTACCCTTAACTACAACTGCTAATAAAACAATTTATGTAGGTTGTATATATAACTCTGCCGATTCCTTTTGGGATGTAGTGGCAGTAGCAAGCGAGGTATAAGATGGCTAATTGTGCAGTAGTAGATTCTAATAATATTGTAGTAAATATGATTGTTGCCGAACCTACCGACACACCACCAGAAGGCTGTACTTTGGTAGAAGTTCCTTTTTGCGACATTGGCTACATATGGGACGGCACACGCTTTAACCCACCACAGGCTGACTAATGGCAACATACTATTGGGTTGGTGGTACAGGAACGTGGAACACATCGTCTACTACTAACTGGGCTACAAGTTCAGGTGGTAGTGGTGGTGCTGGCTTTCCTACATCTGCCGATGACGTTATTTTTGACAATAATTCCAATACAGGAACAAATGCGTTTCAAGTAAGCACTTCTTCAGCAGTTTGTAACAATATGAGTTTTGGTACAGGTGTTGATGCTCTTGATGGTGTAATGACGCTTTCATTAAGTGGGTTATCAATTTTTGGAAATCTTACACTACCATCAACTAATTTAACTATTACTGCTGGCACTATAACCTTTGCAGCAACTACAACTGGCAAAACTATTACAACTACTGGCATAAGTATGCCAAGTTTGGTATTTAACGGAGTTGGTGGTGGTTGGACTTTACAAGATACTTTAACTACTACAAGCTCAATTATATTAACCAACGGGTCTTTAAATACTAATAATCAAACAGTTAATTGTAGTGGTTTTTCAAGCTCAAACTCAAACGTCAGAACGGTTACATTAGGCACATCTACCATTAATTTAAGCGGTACTAATATTGTTTGGAGCTTTGCAACATCAACAAACCTTACTTTTAGTGGCGCATCTTCCACAATTAATTTAACTAATACAACTACAAGTAGTAGGCAATTTAGTGGTGGTGGAAGAACCTACGGAACATTAAATATTGGCGGTGCAACAGGAACATCTACAACAACTATTGCTAGTATAGGAAATGCATTTAATACTTTATCAAGTACAAAAACAGTAGCACACACAATAACTTTTAGTGGTACTAACACTATTACAAATTGGACTATAACTGGAACTGCTGGAAACGTAGTAACAGTAAACTCATCTGGTGTTGGAGTAGCAAGACAAATAACTTATAGCGGTAGTCAAATTAACCTTGACTATATGTCGTTTACGGACATTAATATGTCCTATACTTTAAACGCTTCTAACCCTTATAAAATTTATGCTGGTGCAAACTCTACTAATGGCGGTAATAATTTAGGTATTGCCTTTTTAGACGGCACAACCCAAAAAGCCTATCGTTTAACTACAGGCACTACTTGGACAGTACCTAGTGATTGGAATAGCAGTAATAACAATATTTATTTAATTGGTGCTGGTGGTGGTGGTGCAACTGCCGCAGTATCAGGAAATAACCGAGCTGCTGGCGGTGGTGGTGGTGGCGGTGGATATACTGCCCTAGCCAACCAATCATTAACCCCAGCCGCTTCTGTTGCGTACACTATTGGCACTTCTGCTGGAAACTCTAATGGCGGCTCTACTACATGGAATAGTGGAGCAGCAACGGCTGGCGGTGGGTCAAAAGGCAATGCTACAACCACTCCCGATTCATCAGGTGGTGCAGGTGGTACTGGCGATTTTGCTGGCGGTACAGGCGGTGCTGGTGCTTTTGGCATTATTGCTTTAACAGGTTATGGAGCAGGTGCTGGCGGTGGAGCAGGTGGGTCAAACGGAATAGGCGGTAATGGAGGTAACGGATTTGGGTCTTTAATTACTGCAAACATAGCAGGTGGCGGTGGTGGTGGTAATGGCGGTGGTTCTAATGGTGCAAATGCTACATCTGCTCAAGGCGGCAATGGTGGAAATAACTTTGCTGGCACAGGCGGTGGTGCTGGAAGTGCAAGCGGTAGTGGAACGGCTGGAACATTAGGCGGTGGCGGTGGCGGTGCTGCCAATACTGGTTCAGGCGGTTCAGGTGGTGCTGGTATAGACCTTCAAAATACGTTAGGTGGTGGCGGTGGTGGCGGTGGAAACGCAACTGGTGCAAGTACTCCTGTTTCGGGTCTATATGGTGGCGGTGGAGCAGGGGGTCGAGTCACAACTACTGGTACTTTTACTGCTGGTACTGCGGGCGGTCAAGGAGTAATCTTTATTGTTTACTCGCTAGGCGCAGCACCATCCCAAAACAGTAACTTTTTCTTGATGTTTGGTTAATATGGCTTACCAAGATCAATATGTCCTTTTTGGTTATTGGGACACAGGTTACTGTGTAGGCGATGTTACGGCTACAGACGGTAATGCGGCTATTACTGGCATTGCTACTGTAAATGGTTTAGCAATACGGATACGGTTTACTACTGCTAGTGTTTCTGCAAGCGCAACAGTTAACGCAGCAGCAACAAGGGTAAGGTTGGCAGAATCTAGCATTACGGCAGATGCCACAGTTACAGGCGTTGGAATACGATTAAGGCTTGCTAATGCAACAATCAACAGCATAGCTACCGTTACTGGATCTGCAAATAAAGATGCTTTTGCCGCAGGATCAATATCTGGAATTTGCACAATTACTGGATTTGCTACAAAGATAACATTTAGCACCGCTACAATTAGCGCAAGTGCAACAACGACTGGCGCAGGAATACGGCAGCGTTTAGCAGAAAGCTCTATTTCTGCCGATGCTTCTGTAACTGGTGGTGGAATTAGACAGCGTTTAGCGACATCATTTATAAACGGAATTGCAACTGTAAGCGGTGCAGCTAACTATGTTGCAAGCGCAAATGTATCTATTACTGGTATAGCATCGGCTATTGCACAAGGAAACGCACTATTCTCTGCAAATGGCTTAGTTATAGGTATTTGTACTGCTACTGGCATTAGTTATATTATTGGCGAACAATGGCAGCCAGAGGATATAGGATCAGAAAGCTGGACTCCTGAATCGGCAGCCGCAGATAATTGGTCAGCAATAAGCGCAGAAACAACAAACTGGAACGCTGAAGCACCAAGCAATCCAAACTGGACAGATAAATCTATTGGGAATCAGACATGGCAATAAGTAGAGTTACTTTCGGGGAATGGACTCCTGACCAGCCTGGCATTACAAACGGCCTGCAAAGGGCTGAAAATGTCTTTTCCAAAGCCGTAGGATATGGGCCTCTGCCTACAGTAGTAGATTACTCTGCGGCAGCCTCAGAAAACCTAAACAATGTAGTTGCAGCAAAAACAACAATTGGTGCTACTTTAGTATTTGCTGGTGGTGATACTAAGCTATTTAAACTAGATAGTGGTGATTTATCCTTAGATAATGTATCTAAGTCTGGCGGTTATGCAACTACATCCAGCGATAGATGGAGATTTACTCAATTTGGTAATGTTGTTATTGCAGCAAACGGGCAGGCTAAATTACAAGGATTTAATGTAAATACTTCTACATTATTTGCAGACTTAGCGGCAGATGCGCCAACCGCTAAATATGTAACCGTAGTGCGTGATTTTGTAGTATCTGGCAATGTTCAATCAGATTACCCTAATCGAGTTCAATGGTCTGCTTTAGGGGATGAATCTAGCTGGACTAATAGCGCAACAACTCAGGCTGATTTTCAAGATATTCCCGATGGCGGCACAGTCGTTGGTGTTACAGGTGGTGAGTTTGGCTTAGTCTTTATGGACAGAGCTATTCATCGTATGTCGTATGTTGGAAGCCCATTGGTATTCCAGTTTGACAATATTAGCCGTAACTTAGGATGCTATGAGCAAAACTCCCTTATTCAGTACGGTGGGACTAGCTTTTTCTTA